GGGTACCGCGACACCGACCCACGCCTCATCGCCGCCGGCACTCCCGAGCTGAACGTCTGCACTGGACCGTACATGTATGGGCTCGACAAGCAGTGCTACGTCGCTCTGGTCGGACGGCCATGGACCATCACCACTGGCATGCACTCCGACACCATTGGGGCCAAGGCCATGTCCGGGGCATTCTGCATCGACAAGGACGCGCGCTTCACGACCGCGACCGAATGCGACTGCTCACGGTGGGACGCAAGCTACGGCAAGGAGATGCAGGACATCGAGCTGCTGGTCTACGATCACTTCGGCGGCGTTGACCGCCTCACTCCCTGTGGCCGGTCCGTCCGCGAGGTGCTCACGCACATGCAGGCCACGCGGGGCTGGACCTACGGCGGCACCAAGTACACCGTGGGGCAGGGCACCCGAAACAGTGGTGACTCGCAGACCTCAGGTGGCAATGGGCGCACCAACATGCAGATTGCGCTCATGGCCTGGTGCCGCATGGGCTCATTCCCCTCACGGCTCGAGTTTCCACCCACGGCCTGTCCCGACATCACTGCCAACGTGATGCTGTTCTGGTGGCGCGTGATGTTGAACGTCCGTGTCGTCGAGTACGCTAACACCGACCGGTCGCCCGTCTTTGCCGTCCTCAATGAGCTCATGTCATACGCTGGGCAAGCGGCGCAACACGAGTACATCTACCATACTGACGGCAAGCACGCGCAGGCCAACGACAATTCGCTGTTGATCGCCACGGTTTCGTACCTCCTCAACTCCACCGAGCCCGACACCGACTTCTTCGCTGCCGCTGATTACCCTGGACTGGACATCAACGCCGCCCTTGGCGAGATGCGCGACCTCCTCCGCGTCTATGAGGCCAACCCGCGTGATGGCATGCGGGGGTCGCCTGTCGTCCAAGTGTTCCGCCGGTGCGCGTGGGTCGGCTTTTTCGCTGGTGACGACAACGTCGCCTTCCAGTACACGCAGTACCTGAGCCGATACGCTGCAGCGCAGACCTGGTTGTACAGCGCACTCGGCTTCCGGCCCAAGACGATCGAACGCCCCCGGATGGCCCACGCTGAGTTCTGCAGCGCCTTGTTTTGGCCGTGCATGGTTTATCGCGCCAGCGACGCCAAACCCATCGACTCGTGGGTTCTCGGCGCCAAGCCGGGCCGCGTGCTCGCCAAGGGCGGATTTTCACACGCGTTCATCCGCGATAGCGACACGCCTCAGTACGCCCGGGCCAACGCCCTCGGCCTACGCCATGATGCCGGACACATCCCTTTCATTTCCGAGTGGACCGAACGCATCATCGCCCTGACCGCCGGAGTGACGCCCCAAACAGCGCTGGACACTTACCGCGAGCACGTTTCGCCCGGGGTGACCACGATGTCGAGCGACGCCACGTACCAGTACATGATTGAGCGCTACGGACCAACGTCGCCCGACATGCTCACCCGCTATGCTGAGCTGTTGCTGCGCGTTGACCGGATACCGGCGATCGTCCACATGCCCGGTCTCGACATGATTCTGAGCATCGATCTCGGCGCCGACATGGCCTACACTTTGCCATCTGTTGACCTCGGGAAGCCCTCCGGGCGCCCCGACACCGGTGAGCCACCACTGCGCGACCCTGTGCCAAAGCTCGAGTCCACCCGCACCCGCATTTTTGCCCCTGCGCCACGCGACTACGGCGACGACAAGACGCTGATCGACGGGATCAACCTGCATCCCAACCCCCAGCGCCGGGAGCGCAAAAATGAGGCCCGCGAGACGAAACGAAGCGAACCCGTCGTGTGCGCCTCTTTCCGCAACAACAAAGGCGCCTGCAAGTTCGGTGATCGGTGCCGATTCGTGCACTCCGCGGGCGAACCGGTGCCTTGGCCGAAAAAACGCGACAACCTCACCGACGTCGAGGCGCGACCGCGACACGTCACTTTCGCCACCGCCGACTCGATTGACCTGTTGTCTCGCTGGGTCGTTGAGGTCGTAGCTCCGGCTACCCGCGTCTACACGCAGAAGATCGGGGCCTTGAACATGGAGGTGATGAGCAACGAAATGACTGCTCTGAGCTCCATCGTGTCCGCACCGCTCCTCGAGGAGAGTCTCCGGCACTGGTCGAGGCGGGCAGGCGCCGTCATGGGCACAATCGAGCTCCTCGCCCGCGTTGCTCTCGGGCGCCGCAGCATCATCGCCGGGATACCAGCCTTTGTGATGCACCTGGCCCTGAGCGCGTTACCCGCCACGCGGTTGACGTTCGTTGCCAAGGTTGCCATTCACGCCGCGTTCAATGCTTTCTCACTGCGGCTGGTTGCCCATGCCGTGACCTACAACGTCCTGCGGCGCCTGCACCGTATCGGCCACATCGCACCACCGATCGACTTGACACCCGCCCTTGATGCGCTCCCTTTCACCGCTTCTCTGTGGGGTGTGTGGATGTACTCACGCTTACATCGTTCCACCGCCCCAACACTCGATGGGAGGTTGCCGTCCCCAGGGCTTTGCCAGGCATGCGTGATTTTACCTCCACACACCCGCACGACGGCGCAAGTCATCGTGCCCACAGCTCTCGGTCTCGCCGCACTCGCCAGCTCTGCCTACGTCGCTTCCCGCGACACTGAAGAAGCTCGCCTCCGCCGCTCGACCAATTTTGAGGACCGCCGCCGGGCCTACCTGCTCGGTCTTGAACGCGTCGCTGCCGACCACAAGGCCGCCACTCAGAAGAAAGCGAGCTCCACCCGCTACGAGCCACGTCGCAACTTCGACGTACCACCAGCTCCCGTCACCGCGTCGACAGTTCCCGACTCTGTGGCCGCCCAGCCGGTGGTTCAAGCGAAGCCGACCCTCCCGAAGTCGATCCTGAAACCGCCTACTTTCAGCGAGTCGCCCAGTATGGAACGCAAACGACGCCATTCAGCGAAATCCCGGAAGCCGCGGCGCGGCACGACGGGGAAACGCCGTGCGGCCTCTGCGAAGGGTGCCAAGCGCAGAAAAGGCGGGCGCAGGTCTGGAACGCGCTCACGCCCGAGCAGCGGTCGCAACGTCCGCAACCAAGGACAGCCCGGTGTCAGCAAGCACGGATCGTCGAAATTCAGGATCCAGATGCACTCCGGCGGCGACTATGCGACTGTGGAAGGCGAGGAGTATCTGCAGGCCGCCGATTTCTCGTCAGTCGTCTCTGAGGCCACGGTCATCGGTACCATCATGATGAACCCGAAGCGCATCAAACCGAACTCACGGCTCGCCGTGTACGCCAGCCTCTTCGAGAAGTTCAAGTTCAACGCCCTAAAAACGCGGATCGCCTACAGTGCCGCTACTGCCACGAATGTCGGCGGG